GGTAGTAGAGCCAGCTTTGCATCGGGCATTAGAGAAGGAACTTACGTACAAAGTTCCTTCTTACAACGCACCTGATCAATTTACGATTATTAAAAACCTGAAGGTAATTAACTTCAATATCGCCGGAGGAAAGATGCTAGTAGCGTTTCCGGTTGGTAGAACGGATTTAATTCCTAAAGGTTATTCAGTAGAAGATAAGCGGTCATACAATCATATAGAAGATTTTCCAAAGTTCCAATTTGAACTGAGGCCAAGTCAAAAAGAGATAGTGTACGATATGCAGGATAACTGCATCATCAACGCTAAGGTGGGTTTTGGTAAGACATTCTGCGGGCTTGCTCTTGCAGCAAGACTAAAAGAGAAAACACTGGTGGTTACACATACTGTTGCCCTTAGAAACCAGTGGGAGAAAGAAGTAGTAAAGACACTGGGTATCAAGCCCGGTATTATTGGTAGTGGCAAATTTAATATTGATAGCCCCATTGTGGTATCTAATATTCAATCACTAGTTAAATATATTCCGCAGCTTAATAGGGAGTTTGGTTTACTAATCGTGGACGAAATGCACCATGTTAGTAGCCCTACTTTTACCAAAGTTGTGGATGCTATGTTCTCTAGATACAAGGTCGGACTTTCGGGTACAATTGAGCGAAAGGATCAGAAGCACGTAGTATTCAAGGATTATTTTGGCTCTAAGATTTATAGACCAGAAAGAGAGAATACTATGACACCAACTGTAGATGTTATCAATAGCGGTGTAGCCTTCTCGAATACTAACGCTTCTTGGGCTGAAAAAGTCAACGTATTAAAAGAGTCCTATCTCTATAAGAATCTAGTAGTTCGTCTAGCAGATCATTATGCGTCTCTTGGCCACAAGGTTCTTATCGTGTCTGATCGAGTAGAGTTTCTAAAGGAATGTTCCGAAGCTTCGGAGTATCCTTCTGAAGTTCTTATTGGTGCGCTAAAGGAAGATCAAAGAGAAGAAGTTATAAATAAAATCTCTTCTGGTGAAGTAAAGCAACTGTGGTCTACACAGAGCTTAGTCTCAGAAGGTATTTCTATTAACCCTCTAAGTTGTATTATTCTAGGAACTCCTTTGAATAATATGCCGCTGTTAGAGCAGCTTATAGGTCGTATTCAGCGACAGGCAGAGGGTAAGCTTGATCCAGTAGTAGTTGATATTAAACTAGAGGGCTGGACCGTGAACAATCAGTTTAATAACAGGCTTGGGCATTACATGAAACAGGGCTATGAAATTAACTTCATAAAATAGTTCTTGACATGAAGCTCAATTTTTGGTAATATGTTACTCTATAGTTGGAAGAAGATATATAGGAAGTCGGGAGGTAGTTCCTCTAGGATAATACTTATTCTAGATACAATGCTAAACACGACTATTCCTAAGAACAGATGGGATCCAACTTATAAATACTTTTATGAGGATTTCTCAGGGACTAGTTTCCTGATAAATCCTTATGATCTCCTACAGAATAGTTTCCGATGGAAGAAAAAAGAGATCGGAGACTATGTAGGATTAGCAAGCTTTCGTAGCTTAGGGGAATACAAAGCTACAGGAAAGAAAACCTTAGACCTAGCCCACAGCCCCATTGGGATAGACGCTATAAACAAAAACAGACTACTTCGGGTAGAGAATGGTGAAATTCACTTCTACTACGAAGATTACACAAAGGAGAAATAACATGGCAGGTATCGGTTTTGGTTCAGTTAAGGGTTCAGCAAAGAAAGAAAAGGCTGACCAGTATAAGTATGTAGACGGCGACAACTCAGTTCGTCTTTTTGGGAATATTCTTCCACGGTATGTATACTGGATTAAGGGAACCAATGGTAAAAACCTACCTTTTGAATGCCTAGAGTTCAATCGTGAAACAGAGTCTTTCGACAAGGCTGAGAAGGATTGGGTAAAGGAATACTTCCCAGATCTTAAGTGCAGCTGGTCGTATTCAATGATGGGTCTAGACAAGGACAACAAGCCTGTTGTCTTTAACTTCAAGAAGAAGCTATTCGATCAGATCATGTCTAACATTGATGATCTTGGCGATCCAACTGACCCAGAAAATGGTTGGGTTCTAAAGTTCAACAAGAAGAAGACAGGTCCACTACCAATTAACGTAGAGTACACTCTTCAAACTGTTAAGTGCCTCAATTCAAAGGGCCCACTTAGCGCAGCTGAGCGTGAAGCAATTGCTACCGCTAAGCCAATCGAAGAAGTTATTCCTCGTGCTGCACCACAGGCACAGAAGGATCTTCTAGAAAAGATTGTTAACGGTGACGGAAACGAAAACGTTGATGAGAGCGTTGAAGACGAACTAAACGTCGTATAAAAAGTAAGCCCAGGACGCATGAAGTGTCCTGGGCTTCTTATTCGGAGTATTATGAAAACATTACTAATTGCTGATGTACATATAAAGCTAGGGCAAAAGAATGTTCCAAAAGAGTGGGCGTATAACAGATACGAGTTATTCTTTAAACAAGTCGCCGAAGCTGAAAAACAGGTTGATCAAATTATCATCCCCGGAGATATATTTGATCGTATGCCCAATCTAGATGAGCTAAAACTTTACTTTAAGTTTATTGCTCAGCGAAAGAAACGTACAATAATCTCAACGGGAAATCACGAGTCTACAAAGAAAGGAAAGAGTTTCTTTACGGAGCTTAAAGAAGTCTCAGAAAGTCTCAATCCTTTAGTAGAAGTGGTAGTAGATTATATATTCAAACACGATGAGTTTTATGTAGTTCCATATGAATACGTAAAGCACGAAACAACATGGCAAGATCTAGATCCTAGACCAGTGTTTACTCATGTTCGTGGAGAGATTCCACCACACGTAAAGCCAGAGATTCCACTAGAGTGGCTAGATAAGTTTCCTGTAGTTTTTGCTGGTGACTTACACTCACACTCTAATACCCAGCGAAACATTGTTTATCCGGGTAGCCCAATGACTACATCCTTTCATAGGAACGAAGTAGACACTGGATACATCATAATTGATAGTGATTGGGATTGGACTTGGCATGCCTTTGATTTACCTCAGCTAATACGTAGAACAGTAACTTCGCCAGAAGAAATGGTATCTACAGATTTTCATCATACAATCTATGAGTTAGAAGGTAACATCAAGGACTTGGCGAAGATAGATAACACTGAGCTTCTGGACAAGAAGATTGTGAAGCGCAAGAGTGATACGGCGCTAGTTCTGGATAAGAAGATGACTATTCCAGAAGAACTGGCTGAGTACTTGCGATATATTCAAGAGTTACCAGAAGATCAAGTTGAATCTATAATGGGAGTATTTAATGAGTACGGTAGTACTACAATCAATAGAGTGGGATAAGTGCTTTAGCTTTGGTGACAATAATAAAGTCGATCTAAGCAAAGAAGCAGTTACTCAGATTATTGCTCCTAATGGGTTTGGAAAGTCTTCTATTCCACTTATTATGGAAGAAGCCCTTTATAATAAAAACTCAAAGGGAGCTAAGAAAGCAGACATTCCAAATAGACTATTGGATGGAAGCTACAATATTAAACTAGTATTCTCGATTGATAGTCAAGAATACACGGTAGATATCGCTAGAAAAAGTGGTGCCATCAAGATCAAGCTTTTGAATGAAAGCACTGATATTAGCAGTCACACAGCTACTAATACATTCAAGCAGATCGAAGAACTACTAGGAATGGATTTCAAAACATTCCAACAATTGATTTATCAATCGACAAATTCTTCTCTCGCGTTTTTGACTGCCACAGACACAGCCCGAAAAAAATTCTTGATCGATCTATTTGACCTCGAAGACTATACGAAGTTGTTTGAGGTTTTTAAGGAGGCCGCGAAGTCCCTAGGGACGGAAGTGACCTCACTCGACTCTCGAATCGAAACTATCAATAAGTGGCTATCTAATAACTCTAAGCTAGATTTGGAATTAAAAGATATTGAGGAATTACCAGAACGACCAGATTTTAGCTCTGAAGTTGGTAATCTGAACTCAAAATTATCTAACATAAAATCGCACAACGATTCTATTAAGAAAAATAATACGGTTCGTAAACTCATAGATGCCATTGATATAGAAGAACTTAGAAATGTCAATGTCACAAAAGAATCCTATGATGATATTCAGGGTGACATTGGACAGTTAAAATCTGCAAAGCAATCTGCTGACGCTGTAGTGCAAAAGCTAAAGGGTCTAAAGGATAAGTGTCCTACGTGTCTACAGGACATTGATAAAGAATTCTATGATGGTCTACTTAATAGTAATACTACTAATTCTAATGAATATACGGCTCGCATTAAGGAGCTAGAAGCAGAGGTAGATCGTATCAAAAAGAATAATCGTCTCTTTGATATGACTCAGGAACAGATAAAGGAGTGGGAGCAACTAAACGCTACTCTTAATCCCAGTCTTAGTTCTGAACTACTCAGCGCCTCTGATATTGAGGAAGAGCTAGTGGTAATAAAGAATACACTAGCTAAGGTGGACGCCGAGATTTCTAAGGTAACGGCTATCAATAACGAGGCGCTAAAGCATAACTCTAAGATAAACGTGTATCTAGAACAGAATGAAAAATTCTCCGAAGAACTGAAGGAAGCTAGGGAACAACTAGTATTCTTAACTGACAAGTATAAAAACTTAGAAGTTCTTAAGAAGGCATTTAGTACCAATGGTCTGATCGCCTATAAGTTAGAGAACCTAGTCAAGGACTTAGAAGTTCACACTAACGAGTATCTAGCGGAGTTATCAGATGGCAGATTTACAATCGAGTTCTCAATTAGTTCTGACAAACTTAACGTCATTGTCACAGATGAAGGGAAAGAGATCAGTATCTCTGCTCCATCATCAGGGGAAATGGCAAGAATTAATATTTCTACCTTACTCGCCATCAGAAAGCTAATGTCTAGTATCTCGAAGAATACAATTAACGTATTGTTCCTTGACGAAGTCATTAGTGTGCTTGATGACTATGGACGAGAACGACTAGTAGAAGTTCTACTTCAAGAGGAAGGACTTAATACTTTCTTAGTCAGTCACTCATGGACGCATCCTTTAGTAGATAAACTAAAGATCAAAAAGCGGGATGGTGTAAGCTGGATCGAAAATGGTTAATCCTCGCCAAAAAGGTAAAGTAGGTGAGAAGTTAGTTAAGGAGTTTCTTGAAAAGGAGACTCCTTATACTTTTGACTATACTCCCGGATCAGGTAGTGGTAATATAAAGGGGGATCTCATGATACCTCAGTATAGAAATGTATTCTGTATCGAAGTAAAAAACTATGCGGAGTCTCCCATATCGGATAAGATTCTCACAAATAAAACAAATGACTTTGTTCAGTGGTGGACTAAACTACAGAAACAAGCAAAGCCACTCAGCCCTCTGTTATTCTTTAAGTATAACAGATCAAAGCTATTCGTAAGTACGGATATAAAGCCAGCGAACGTTGAGAAGTATCTTGACATTCCGTGGCTAAACTGCTATATTATGGAAGCTAGTGAATGGATAAAGAAAGAAAATATAACATGGCTACATTTACCCAAGAAGTAAAACCAGACAGCAACATGATGATTGTTGACTGCATGAACGTTGCCTTTCGCTGGAAGCATTCAGGCGCTAGCAAGTTTGTAGAAGAGTATGTCGCTACAGTAATGTCTCTAGCTAAATCCTATAATGCTGGCACTATCATTGCCGCCGCAGACTGGGGTGGTTCCTCTTACCGCAAAACACTTTTTCCAGAGTACAAAGCTAATCGTAAAGAACTTGTCGAGAAGCAGACCGCAGAAGAAAAAGAAGCATCTAGAAAGTTTTTTGATGAATATGAACGAGTCCTCGAAGCCCTCGACAAGCACCCTCGAATTCAGCTCTTTAGATACCAAGGTGTCGAAGCGGACGATATTGCAGCGTATCTCGTATCTCGGCTACATGACTATGGTTTCGATCAAGCTTGGCTTATCAGTTCTGATCGTGACTGGGATCT